AAAGAAAAAAGAACCGATGACAGAGGAAAAATGGTAAAGAAGAATCAAATTGTCAGGATACCCCCGGTCGAAAAAAATCGGGTTTTAATTTGCCACGTAGAGACCGGTGGGTGCTCCCGACAAAAGAAATTTCTCGTGCGCGCGTGACGGAGGGGGTGGTATAAGGGCGAGAAAAACAAGAAAAGAATTATTGCGAGTGGAAATCAAAGAGGACCTTCTTGATCAGCTGGCCCGGAATGGAACCACAGGGAAATATTACATCGACTTGGTCGATAAATATATGGACTTCTGGGACCTGGAGAACGAACTGATCGCAGACATTAAAAAGAGAGGCGCTATCGTTGAATATAATAATGGAGGAGGTCAAAAAGGGCAAAAGAAAAATGACTCGATAGATCAAAGAATTAAGGTCAATGCTCAAATGCTTAAAATACTGGACAGCCTAGGAATTAAGCCGGTTGGCGATGATTCGGGAGATGATGAAGATGAGCTGTAACATACATCCATATATTCAGGAATGGATTGATATAGTTGAGAAAAAAATCTATGCAGTATGCGAAGAGCAGGAGCTGCTTGTCGCGCATGTAAAATGGTGTTTTGAGCATGAAGATATTTATATAGATTGTGATCAGTTGGAGAAATATATCGGGATGTCAAAATACTTCCCGTTTGAAGAAATATTTCCCTGGCAGAAGTTTGTGATCGGACTGCACGATTGCACATATTGGAGAGAATCCGGGCTTCCAAGATGGCCGGATTTATTCTGTATGTTGGGGAGAGGAGCGGGAAAAGATGGTACAATTGCGCTCGAATCAGTGTGTTTAATGTCCCCACATAATGGAATCAGAGAGTACGATGTAGATATCTGCGCCAATAATGAGGACCAGGCAATGCGGCCGGTTCATGATGTGATCAATGCATTTGAGCGCCCATCTGTGATAAAGAAATTAAAGAAATTCTTCCGGTGGACGAAGGAACAGGTTTTATGCTTAAAAACAAAGTCTATTATGAAGGGAAGAACAAACAGTCCGAAAGGAAAAGACGGACTTCGTTCTGGAATCTGTATCTTTAATGAGATCCATCAATATGAAGACTATAAGAATATAAACGTCTTTACGACAGGACTTGGTAAGAAGAAACATCCAAGACGTTCTTACTACACGACAAATGGTGATGTGCGGGAAGGACCGCTGGATGATCTGCTGGAAACTTCCGAACAGATATTACGAGGTGGCGAACCGGATAATGGGTTATTACCATTTATCTGTAAACTGAATAAAAAGGAAGATGTGGATCAGGAAGAAAACTGGCCAATGGCAAATCCATCGTTGCCATATCTGCCAAGTCTTATGGAAGAGATCAGGAAAGAATACAGGGAATGGAAGAAAAATCCGAGAAGACTTCCGGCATTTATGACAAAACGAATGAATATTCCGGAAAATGCGGAAGAAATGAGTGTAACGGAGTGGGACAATATCAAAGCGACCAACATCTTACTGCCGGATCTGGAAAGATGGAGCTGTGTATGTGGAATTGACTATACAAAATTAACAGATTGGGCTTCCGTAGATCTTCATTTCCGAGATGGAGATGAACGGTTTGATATCAGCCATTCATGGATGTGCCTAAATTCGAAAGATATTCCGAGGATCAAGGCTCCATGGAAAGAATGGGCGGATTCCGGAAGACTGACGCTTGTAGATGACGTGGAAATACATCCGTCATTGCTTACAAATTATATACAGGAAGCAAAACGCACATACAATATCAAAGCTTTAGCCTTGGATGATTTCCGTTTTGCATTGATCGGAAAATATCTGCAGGAAATAGGATTTGATATGAAAGTGAATAAGAATCTGAAGCTGATCCGGCCATCAGACATTATGAAAGTGGCACCTCTGATTGATAGCTGCTTTGTAAATCAATGGTTGCGGTGGGGAGATGCTCCAGAATTAAGGTGGGCCACCAATAATGCAAAACTAATCAGACATGGAAGAAAACCAGGAAAAGAGGATGATGCCGATATGGGAAATTATGTATATGGAAAAATAGAAGGAAAAAGCAGAAAAACAGACCCATTTATGGCATTTGTAGCGGCGATGACTGTGGAAAACGTGCTGCCGCAGAAACGGGCAAAACCAACACCGAAAATACAGGTTTACAGTTATTAAGGGGGTGAACGTAGGAAATTAAGTATTAAAGACTGGTTGATCAAAAAACTTGGAGGCAGCAGTACCACAAGGATCACAGTGGATGACATTATGAAAGATAAAGATGTACAGAGTGCTATGTACGAAGTATATCTGAGAGAGCTGGCTTTATGGACTTGTGTCAATAAAATTGCAAATGCCATCAGCAAATGCGAATTTAAAACGTATATCAAGAAGAAAGAAGTAAAAGGGCAGGAGTATTATCTTTGGAATTACGAACCAAATCAGAACCAGAATGCAACGTCATTCATGAATAAGCTGATTGGCAAGCTGTACCGGAACAATGAATGCCTTGTAGTAGAAGTAAACAATCACATTTATGTGGCAGACAGTTACAGCAAAGAGGTGCTGGCATTGAAGGAGTACAGATTCAGCGGGATCACATTTGACGGTTACGAATTGTCTGAAACACGGGAAATGTCGGAAGTCATGTTTTTCGAATTAAATTCAGAGAATATGAGGAATCTCACAAATGGGATGTATGAAACGTATTCAAAATTACTGATATATGCGCAGGATGCCTATAAAAAATCAAGAGGAAAAAAAGGAATCCTGAATATTGGAGCAATTGCACAGGAAAGTGAGAATTTCGATGAAACATTCCAGGAGTTGATGAGCACGCATTTTAAGAACTTCTTTGAAAGCGACAGTGCGGTGTTGCCATTGTTTGACGGATACGAATATCAGGATATTTCAGAAAGCGGAAAGACGTATTCTACAGAGTCAACACGAGATATCAAGTCTTTAGCTGATGACATCTTTGAATTTACAGCAAGAGCATTTTCTTTCCCACCGAGTCTGGCCAAAGGAGATGTACAGGATACAGGGAAAGCGATTGATGAACTTCTGACCTTTGTGATAGATCCGCTCATTAAGATGCTGCAGCAGGAGATCAACAGAAAGAGAAACGGATACACAGGATTTAAAGCTGGAAATTATGTGAAGATAGAGACTCTGGCAGTCAAGCATATTGATATTTTTGATATTGCAACTCCAGTAGACAAGCTGATCTCAAGCGGAGCATTTACGATCAATGACATTTTGGAAGTGCTCGGAAAACCGAAAATTGAAGAAGACTGGGCAAACCAGCACTTTATGACGAAAAATTATAGTAAGATTCAAGACCTGCTTTCTGATTTGGCAGGGGAGCGTGTGAAAAATGAAGAAAATTGAAAATAGGGGAGGAGTCCTTTCAGGATATGTTCCTGATCTCCCCGGAAAGCTGGAGGGCGTAGCGAATGCTGCGTCCTATTTTGATGCATAAAAATAGAAAGGATATGGAATTATGAAACTGAAACTTGTAAAGCAAGGAGAATTTTTAGGGACTAGATGTGATTTTTATGTAGATGAGGAAAACAACATCTATATGAGCAGAACACAGATTGGATATGCGCTACAGTATAAAAATCCACAAGATGCGATAAAGAAAATTCATTTAAGACATTACGAAAAATTACAGCAACGCTATGTAGAAGTGGTGGGTGACAATTTGTCCCCGAGGCCAAGAGATTTAGGAAAAAAGACAAGTATTTTTATGTATGACGAAAGAGGCATTTTAGATGTAATAAGATGGTCAACAACAGAGATAGCTGACCAATACTTTGATTGGGTGTACGACATTATTCAATCAATTAAAAAGAATGGCTATTACATAACTTCCGAAAAAGATAAAAAGTGGCTTGGAATTCGTAACGAATCCAAAGAGGCAAGACGATATGAAACAGACCAGATTAAACTCTTTGTGGAGTATGCAAAAGAGCAGGGGAGTAAAAATGCAGATAGGTACTACGTGCTATTTACAAAGCTGATAAATAGTAAGATGGGAATTCAGAGTGGAAAACGTGATGAACTGTCACAGGAAACGCTCATGGAGTTAAAGTCTTTGGAAACTCTGGTTAAGATGAGAATTCGCAAGCTTATAGAAAAGGAGACGCCTTACAAGGAAATATATCAAGACGTGAAGATGTTGGTAGATGAGTTTTAAGAAGAACATAAGGAGCAGTGAAATTCACTTGTCCTTTTTAAAATTACCTCTTGACAAATGTCCGTACAAAATGTATTATGATAAATGTACGGACAAAAAGAAAGAGGTGATTTGATGAGTCCGAAAGGTAGACCAACGGATAATCCTAAAAAAGGACGTTTTGAAATACGAACTTCACAGGAAGAGGAAGAAATGCTGGACTATTGTTGTGAAATTACCGGAAAAAAACGTACCGATATAATTAGATTAGGGATTAGAAAGGTATATGAAGAATTAAAAAAGTAAAAGGGTAGTCGGCACCCTGAGAAAGTGAAATCGACTAC